TTCACGCAGTTTGCATCGGCGGCTCATGCAGGCGGTATGTCTCTGAAAGAGGTTGGTGCAGCTTTCGCAACGCTGACTCTATTCCAAGACCCAGGTAAAGCTTCTGCTGGACTTGGACGACTGATCGAACTTCTACGTACACCAGCTTTCCGCGAGGGACTTGACAAACTCGTTGGTGTCAAGGTTATCGCACCTGATACGGGTAAGATGAAGCCACTGCTCAACATCTTTAAAGAGATTATCAAGGCTCGTCCTGAACTGGCTGCGTCACGAAAAGCTGCTATCGACTTCTTCATCGAACTTACGAAAGCGTCAGGTAAGACGAAGGCGGGTATCCAGGGCACTGTGCAGGCACGTCGTGCTTTTGAGACTTTTGCTACGCATATGGGTACGTTTGCCGATACGGTCAAGAATGTCAATGATAACTACGACGAAATGAATAAAGCATTTACGTCGCGTATGGCCGATCCAGGTGTTCAGTGGGAACTGTTCAAGAATCGACTTAAGGCACTCGTACTTGTTATCGGACAGCAAGTCCTGCCAGTCTTCATTCAGATTGGTCAGTGGATTGCCAGTGCGATCCAGTGGTTCAAGGGTCTAAATAATGGTACCAGTGGAACCATCATACGCTTTGCTGCCTGGGCTTCTGTAGGCACATTGCTAGCAGGCATTCTCCTGAGCATGTCCGGATCAGTCGTTCAGCTTATAGCGACAATGGCTTTGCTGCGAATCGCCGCACTTGAGACTGGCGCTGCTTTCATTACTATGAGAACCGCATTGATTGCATCCGGAATCGGCGCGATCATTGTTGCTTCAGGAATAGCAGCCGTTATGGTTATGAAACATTGGGATCAAGTTCGCGCATACTTCCACGCATGGTGGGATGATATAGGTGCAGGCTTTAGCCATTTGTGGGCCGATCAAGTTAGTAAAGCAAAAGGTGCGGTTGGTCTTATTGTTGGCGTATTTGGTCGTATGAGAGAGAAGATGGGTCTGGGCGATCAGACCTCTCGATTTGGTCAAAGACTTGTGGATCAAGCCAACAAAGAACTAGATGAGCGTAGTGATACATTCTTGGACAATTATAACAAGTGGCTGAAAATCTATAAGAAACAGCGCGGGAAGCCAGGTATGGATTGGCTCAAGGACTTCAAGCGTATCACGGGCGAGTTCGATGGTAAGATGCTTTCGGACGAGTATAAGAAATGGGCTAACTCCGTATCCGACAGCACCTACACTGCAGCACAGCAGGCGAAGGATCATGCTCAGGCTGTTAAGCAGGCTACGGACAACATGCAGCAAACGATCAAGACTGCGACAACCAACTTGATCAATCAGTATGAGACTTTGCAGACGGCTAATCAATCAGCACTCGGTGGTCTATTCCAAGGCCCAACAATGGGCGGTATCCTCGGCAACGTATTCAAGAGCATTAATGACAACCTTCGCCAGTTCGGTGTTCAGATTCAGGTGCCATTCAACATCCTGAAGCAAGACCTGGATCAGTCTGTCATGTACTTCAAGCGATGGCGTCAGGATATCACTCAGTTGATCAAGCGCGGTGTACCATATGAAATGGTATCGCAGCTACAGGCAATGGGGCCAGAGGGTATTCCTATTATTGAGGGTTTGCTTGCGGCACCCAAGGGTCAATTCCGCGCTATCGTCAAGACATATAAGCAGGGGCAGGCTCTTACCGACAAGGCCACCAAAGAAGACATGAACCGTAAGCTCAAGTATTGGGAGAGCTTCGGTAAGGATGCTGCATGGGCAACCATCATGGGTATCATCAGCAATCCGAAGAACGTCAAGATTCAGAAGATGTATGAGGACTACGTGAAGAACACGTATGGCTCCATCCTGAAAAAGACTTTCCAAGATGATGTTGCCGAATACATGGCTAACGCACTTGCGATGGCGAAAGCTCAAGCAGCGGCGGCGAATCTCATGCCGACCAAGATGCCCAATCTATTTGCTCCTACACCGAAATCTACTCTCGCCAATATGACACCGCAGCAACTCACGGCTACCTATAAACAAAATGCAAAAAAGCTGCAGACAGCCTTGAGCTTCGTAGGCCCACTAACAAAGAAACAGCAGACAAGCTTGGCTAACCTTCGGCATCGTCGGCAAGCGATCCTGGCTGAGTACCGACATGATGCTGCACCCGCTGCACGGCGTCAGATGGCGCGGCAACGTAGTCAGGGTCGTGAGGTCTACACGATCACGTATGAGGGTGACACCATCCATATTAAAGCGGACGGTGCGACTGTGGCATCGGTTACCCGAGCCTTGCAAAAGAAACACTTTAAGCAAAAGAGCAAGCATAAGAAGGGTACAGTAGCGGGGAAAATCGGTTAAATGCTATCAATGGTACGCATATGGAATGCTCCACTTAGCTCGTCGTGTTTGCTCAACGAGACTAATCCTGTGCGCTTTCCTGTGAAGGGGTTTACGTGGACTCAGCCGACCAAGGGCGATGCGCTTCCGAAGATGGAGGAGCCGGGTCAGCATTTTAGGTTTAGCGATGTTGACGTTATGGCTCTGAATATGGAAGGCGATATAGTAGGTAACAGTACGAGTGACTATTGGGTAAATCGCAAAGAGCTACTTGCAGTAGTAATTCCGCAGCCATCCTATCTACACTTGTACAGATTCCATTCCCGACTGGATGTTAAGGTCGATGGCGACTCTGAAACATACTACTGTTATGTGATTCTCAAGGAACATGAAGAACCTATGTCCACAGCCGGATACTCTGTGTCTCCATTCCAGTTCCAGTGGGAGAACGTCTTTGGATACTGGCGGAAACTATCCAACAATGCAGTCGCCTTAATCTAGGAGGGAAGTAATGGCACAATCAGTAGCGCAGCAACTAACGGTGTCAATGCCCGTTCCACAGGAATTGAATATTGAGCCTTCGGAGAACAGTTCTCAAGCTCAGGCACTAACTGTTTCAATGGGAACGGGCTATATCATCGTCAATATCAATCCAGCCCAACGGCTTCCGGTAGACTGAATATGGCTAACTTTACATTTAATGTAGCTCTCGGTCGTGAGGTAGAATACTACCAGCGCGTCGATGGTAATGATCCTGCCGCTTCTGCTCTTATCGGAGTGGTTCTTAGGCTGGCGCTTATCGAATCTGATACGATCCTAAAGGATTACGATACGCTATCCGCCATTCTTGCGGCTGCTAACGACGAGGCAACTAACTCTGGATACGCTCGTAAGACGTGGACTGACGCTGACCTAACAGCGTACTCAGTTGATGATGCCAATGATCGTACACAGCTTTTCTTGCCTACGCCGATTACTTTTGCGACCATCGGTTCAGGAGATACATGGGCGAAGCTACTCGTCTGCTATGACAACGATACTGGCGCGGGTACAGACGCGAATATCATTCCAATTACCGCCCATGATCTACTGTTCCAAGGTTCGTATGTTGTGCCCAATGGTACGAATATTACGATCACCAATACTACTGGCTTCACGATTTGCAACTAGATGTTCCGTATCCGCCATCTGAACCACGTAGGGGGTCTTGTTGCCGAGCATCAGATGGTCGGAGGGACGCTTAGTTATAGCTTTCGTGCTGGACAACCTGGCGACATTTCATATCAGCTAGCGAATAGCATTGGCGGTATTACACGCGATGCTTTCGCGCCCTACTATACTGACTTCATGCTGCAGTATCAAAATCCCGCTGGTGGTAGCTATCAAAATATCATGGGCGGTATTCACGTCCCTGTGAATCTGAAGAACGACGAGGATGCTATCAATATCGCTGGTAAGGATTGGTCGCACTGGCTTGAGCAACCCTACTGGTTTCCATTCTATGCAATAGACTATACTAATGGTACTGCTATGCAGCAAATGATAGATGCTAGCCGAACATACACCGCAGGTATAACGGAGACTGTTGCGGCAGTAGCATTCTATCCACCAATATTGCAGGCACAGATTATTTCAAAACTGATCCTAAATACACAACCCACAGGACGACCTGCTTCGGGTAGTTATCCAGGTTTGACAGGCGGTAACTATGTCCCTATCAATGCAGTATTCAACGACTTCTCCGGTTCTGCACAGTTTACTAATAGTTCGCTAATCATTCAGTTCCAAGATCAGACTACAGTTCTTCAGCATATAAATAACATCGCCGCCTTCGATGAGCCTTATGGATTCGATTGGACAATGAATCCGGATAAGACAATGGAGTTCTTTGGCCCACGTAAGGAAAGGAAATACGCGCCTGATCCAATCTGGACTATTTCCAAGGATCAAATCATTGGTGGTCTAGATGAAAACCCCATGTTGGAATTGGACTGGACTAACAACGGGCCACTAGCCTCACATCTTGTCGGAGTGTCGAACGGCAGTCCTGGTGCATGGTGGCATAAGCGCGATCAGGACAGTGTGAATCGATATAGAGAATGGCTGCGTATCGAAACCCTCGGGGATCAGTATTGGCGAGGGCCAGATATGCGCCATGCGCTCGACGGTCTGGACTATCTACACCCACAGAAGGACTTGCGTATCGTCGTCCTACCTTCCCTACTGACCGATGGGTTCAAGAACCACATCGGGGATGTTGTACGTGTCAAGTGGGACTTTCCATACTATCATGAAATCAACGCCTACTACTGGATTAATGAGCAGACGTATGACAGTGACGGTGAGGAATGGAAACTGACCCTGGGGTTGCAGCAAATCTATGACTAACAGTAAATGGTTTGGTAACTCTGATGCCGATGTTATCGGTGATTTACAGCGTCGTATTTCGACGGTAGAATCCTATGCTACTGACCTAGAGCGTAAGATCGCAAACTTCGATTCGCCACAGCCTATCTCACGTGTCGATCCAGTTACCTATTTGAATCCCTTTGAGGGCCAACGCGCCATCGATCCCGCCGATGAGCAGCATATGTGGTACTCAAACGGAGAATGGCGCAAGGCTGGTGGCTTCGGCATCTATGAGATTAAAGTCTTCGATGATACGTTTGTAGTTACCACGGGCGATGATAAATTCATCTGGCCGATCCCTCATGAGCTTGACGATGGACAGATCATTGAGGTTGAAGCGGCCGTAACTACAGCGGGTTCTGGTACCACTACCATTGCAATCCGTAAGGGGACAGCAGGTACAGCAGGCTCCGATATTCTATCCACGAATATCACAATTGATTCCGGAGAGTATAACTCCAAGGATGCCGCTACCCAACCTGTAGTAATTGATCCTACGATTGCTACGTGGGGTCAACATCTACATATCGATGTGGATGCCGTAGGCTCAGGGGCAAAGGGTCTGTGTGTCATGGTGACCCTGGTTCCCTCCAACCTCGCAAGCATCGTGCTAGCAGGAGCGCAAGGGCCAGCAGGAGGAATCACAGACTGGACAGGGCAGTGGGTAACTGCAACCGGGTATACCGTAAACGAAGCTGTCTCTAACAACGGTAGTAGCTACGTTGCAATCGTAGACCACACTTCAGGGGCAACGAGCGAACCAGGGGTAGGAGCGAATTGGGAAGACTTCTGGATGCTTCTCGCAGAGGGAAGCTCCGGGGGTTCGGGTATGTCCACGCCTGTTACCCAGACTGCCCACGGTTTAGCGGTTGGTGACATAGTACGTTTCGATGGTACAAACTATGTAAAGGCTCAAGCTGATACGGAAGCCCATGCTGAAGTTGTCGGACTAGTATCAGTAGTTGGTGGAGCAAACGATTTCACCCTTGTCATGGGCGGCGACATTACCGGACTTACGGGCCTGACCTCGGGAAGTGTCTATTACCTCAGTCCGACGACTGCAGGAGCTTTGACGACTACTGAGCCGACGACTATTGGGCAGGTATCCAAGCCGCTACTCGTTGCACATTCTACGACTACAGGGTTCCTGTTCAACATGCGCGGGGTTGTCGTCCCGACGCCTATCGAAGTCGGTCAGTCACAGGCCGATGGTTGGACACGTAGCTACGCGGAAACTTGGACATACGCGAGCGCCACAACATTCACTGTGGCTGGTGATCAGACTGTGAAGTTCTCCAAGGGTACGCGGATTAAGCTAACACAGTCAACAGTCAAATACTTCATTGTCTCGGCAAGCTCGTTCAGCGCGGGAGTTACGACAGTTACTATCACCGGGGGTACCGACTATACACTTGCCAATGCAACGGTCAGCGATAACTACTACTCATATGAGGCAAATCCACAGGGCTATCCGGGGACGTTCAATTATACACTGGCTTGGACTTCAACGGGAACCGCTCCCTCTTTCGGCAACGCCGCTGTCGTCTCTCGTTTCAGTATGGTTGGAAATATCTGCCGAACTGAGTTCTTCATCACGTTTGGTTCCACGACTACCTTCGGCACCGGCTCATACCGCTTCTCCGCGCCTATCACTATCGCAAAATACGCCGCTGGCTCGGCGTGGGCCGTCGATCAGGGTACGTCCTTTCGGTCGGGGCTTGTTTTCGTCGACACCGGCAACAACGTCATTCGGATTCTAAGCGTTGCCGACGCCGCTGATGAGTGGGCAGCGACTGTTCCGAACACTTGGGCAAACACCGACCTCATCGTTGTCACAGCGACGTTTGAAATTTAACTAATGAGTGCAATTGAATTCTCACCCAATGCAGTATCTCTCGACGGTTGGCTTGCCGCTGGCGAAACCTTCACCTACGCAAGCTCTACTACTTTTACTGTGGCAGGGGATCGGACGGTACGTTACTCAAAAGGCACAAGAATCAAACTCACCCAGAGTACGGTTAAATACTTCGTGGTTACTCTCTCCGCATTTTCTGCCGGGGTGACAACAGTTACTATCACGGGCGGCACCGACTATACACTTGCAAACGCGGTAGTCAGTGATCCATTCTATTCCTATGCAGCAAATCCCCAGGGCTACCCCAGGGGCTTTAACTATACTCCGACGTTCACGGGGTTTTCTGCAAACCCGGCCACATCTGTTTACTTCTCCGTTCAAGGAACGGTTGTCACCTGTGTATTCTATCCTGGTTCAAATGGAACGAGCAACGCGAACTCGCTTACTATGTCTTTGCCCATCGCGGTAGGCTCAGGAGTGTGGACTGCGATGCGCGGATTCGACAACGGCGTAGATGTAACGAACTCTGCGATGGGTCTTCCAAGTGGCTCTACGCTCACGGTCTACAAGGATTGGGCCGGTGGCGGCTGGACTACCTCGGGAGCCAAGCAAGCGTCCGGCACGATCACGTACATAATGTGAGCTAATATGAGTGCAATAGAAGTCATACGAGAACGTGGCGACGGTTGGATATACGCCGACGAAACACTGACCTATGCCAGCGCGACTACTTTCACTGTCGCGGGTGATAGAACAGTCCGTTATTCCAAAGGTACTCGGCTTAAGCTAACGCAATCAACAGTCAAATACTTCGTCGTTACCTTATCTT